GGTCCACTAGCTCTACCGCCAAATGTTTTTAATCTACTACCTGCAGGTCTGATCTTTGATAAGTCCCACGTTGGATGTTCTCCTGCATATAGATGCATGATAAGCTGACGTAATCCTTTAGCCCATCCTTCTTTACTATCCGCAACAACAACTGTATCTATAGTACGAGTAATGTTGTTACGAACTTGAGGTAGTTTTTCTATTGCATCACGTTCTACAGAGTAACCTACTCCAGTACCACACATTAAGATCATAAGAGCTTCATCAAAAGCTTTTGGATCGTCTACTGCTAGATAACTACAGTTATAAGCAGCTATATTATTACGATCTAATGCATCTCCTGCAGCCATCATAGTACGCATAGAAGGCATAACTTCTTTATTTAAAATAGCTTCATAAACATCTGAGTGTTTTATTAAAGATGGAAATTTACTTGTCATATATTTCCACCAACGATCTACAGTATCGTTGTAAGTCTCTCGTCTATGTTCATCTGGTAAATACCTAGCGTACCTACTAATGTGAATAAAGTCTTCATAATTACTGGACATGAGGATCGTGCCTTTCATCTTTAAGGGGATAGAAATTTTCATCAAACATTCCCCAACCCATAACATAATTTTCTGCACAGTCTTCAGCATACCTTAAACTATGTCCATCACAATGTATTGATTTCATTAAGGTGTCTACATTATTTTGCCAAGAGTATTGAGCATCAGTAAAACGCCTATAGAGATTAACGTAGTATGTACCACTTCCACTAGAGTATAGTACACGAGCCTTACGATTTGGGTAGTCCTTACTACCATGATATTCGGATAGTATTTTCATTTTATTTTCCTTTAAATAAGCTGGCTTAAATCGGGTTCTTTGTAGTTGTTACTCTTCAATACTTTACCTTTTGAATCGTACACTACATTGCCATCGTTGTCTAGTTTAGACATGTTACTTTCATGTACTAAATTAATAGCAGCATCAAAGTTATCAGTTTTAATATTACCTAGTGCAACTACTGTCCCACTAAGAACGTATTGTAGATCGGCTAACTCCTTTAGTAAATGTTCTGTTTGTTGATTTGTTACAGGTTTACCCCTCATAACATCCATACTCATTTCATTTAAAACTTCTGATACTTCATTAGCTTCTTCAAGAATAAGTTTTGATCTTAAACATAAAAGAGATGCTCTTGGTTGACTATCTACATCTAGATCAAACTTTTTATGAAACTCTTTTACTTTTAATTCTCTTGTTTTATATTTCATAGTAAACATCATTCTCCTTGTTCCTGTACTGATATTAATTTTTCTAAATACCATTTAGCTTTTTGTAAATCTTCTACTCCATTTTTATATTTATATCTCCAGAGATATTTTATAATGTTACCTTGTAGGTAAGTTTCAAAACCTTCCTTACCTGTGGCTGCTTGTATAGCATCAATACATTCAACCCCAGCATAGTTATAATGGGTGGGGTGGTTTACATTATCTTTCATAATTTAATCCTAGTCATGTGTAAGAAGAGCGTTGATACGCTTGCGAATAAAAGTAACTTCTCCTGATTGTATAACTTTAAAAGCAAATTGTTTTGTGTAACCTACATCAACACCAGCTAAATCACATACATCAGAAAAGTCTTTAGCTGTAACTCCTACTGAAGAACTGAACCAAGCTTGTGCACTTCGCCTATCATTATCTGACTGTTCAGCTTCACCTGTATACTGTGGTTTAGTAGCATCAAGTAAAGCTTGAAGTATAACAGCTAAAAATAAAGTACGTTCAGGAGAAGATGATTGCGAACTATTTATTACTAAATCATCTAGTAATATATTAATATCACTGGTGTTTTTTGTAGGCATTTTTAAACCATTCTTTCGGAATCCCTTCGGATGTTTTGCAGTATAGATAGTTATGTTTTATAGCCCAATCTGCATTAGTAGATGGTGATCCTTTATAAAGTTTTGCATTTGGATTATCAAACATAAACCTTACATCTAAGTCTGGGTGTTGTTGTTTGATATAGAGATGCTTCGCTCTATCTGAGCTTGTAAATCTACCTTTAACTTCTATGTAAAAATTATATTTAGAAATATAAAAGTCAGGTAGGTATGTCTTTGTTAGAACATACGTAAACTTCGTAGGCTCATATGCATACTCTACCTTTCTTTTATTAAGAAGGTCAGAACATTTTTTTTCTGATCCGCTTCTAAATTTTAAGCGTCTAGTTTTTCGTTTTCTTTTAGCCACTTTACTGCTTCAGTTAATGTATCTTTCATTTCAGATTGCTCTACAAAGTACCCCTGTTTTCCAATACGTTTATGCATACGTTTTGTTAGAATACCTTTATCATCTGAATTAAGAGAAATAAATTCTTCTCTAGAAATAAACTTACATGTTTCATAATGTGGAAATGTTCCAACTACTAAGACATATATATCTCCAAGAATTTTTCTTTCTTTATGATAAGGTGTTGAAGGTCTTAAAAATAAACACCCATTAGAATACGTAGTTTGTTTAATTTCAAATATTAAATCTTTATACTGAACATCTATATCTTCTAGATATGATCTAGGTTTGATTGCCTCTTCAGTTATCTCTAATGAATAAGGGATTTGATATCGTTCTTTAAACCAAATCTCTGCAGCCATGCCTTGTAAATTTACTTCACGGCCTGTTCTTTTTTTGTCCTGTACATCCTGATCTACACCAAGCTTTCTACTATTGTCATAGATTGCGTTACAAAACTTTGCAATATTAGTAATTCTATTTGAACTAAATAGAACATCTTGTTTTCCTTTATCAAAATTTAACATGTAATCTCCTGAACATTCGGCTCTTTACTAACATGTGTAAAATACCTTGGACCTTTTGCATACTTAAATACACGCAAGCCAGTATTATTGTTAGCATCAGACCAACAAGTAAACTTATAGGGACACCAAGAACAATGCATATTAAGTATACGATTGCCAGACATTCCTTCAGCTTGATCTTCATAACATTTTTCAGGTGGTGTATCATTTTTAACTACCTGTTTTAATTCTTTAACACGATCAGTTGCATTGATCATATCAAAGAAATCTACTTCTAATAAATGTAAAGCTGCATTCTCTTTATTGATAACCAAGAAAGCAGCCTTACTTTGTTTCTGTGATTCAGCATAAGCTGATATCTGTGCAACATAACCGAAAGGATCGTTACCTCTAAGCAATGATCCATCTGTAAATTTTTTAGTTGCGAATGAACTAGCTGATTTAATATCAGTAACAACACCATCAATCTTACAATCTTGGTGACCAACAATGCCATCTATTTTTAATTCTTTTTGTAAATCTTCTATCTGATGTCCAGATGTTTTAATTAAAAGATTTAATAACTCTTCAAGGATATCACCATACATAAACTTTAAACGATCTTGACCTGATAGTATTTCAGATTGATCTGTATTCATTGAATACCAAAGTTTTCTATTAGGTACACCTATCTGTGATAATCTTAAATGTTGTTTGCGTTCTCTCTTCTCTGTGATACGAGAAGAAACTATGTCACTAATATTTTTTGAAAATGTATCTAGGTCTTCTTGTGATGGCGATTGATATTCTTCAAAGACTTTATAGATATCATCTACTAATGTCTTAATTGATTTTTTCTTAGCCATGATTATACCTAAGACTCCTTAGAAAAAAAGGAAGGGTAGGCAAAAGGAGCTTTAAAATCCTACCCTTCCTCACTGTTAATGACTGCTATATTTAACCAGCTGCAGTCATAGGAACATCATCAAAAGGAATATCGTCTAGATCATTTCCTTCAACAGTGTCAAAGTCTTCGTTATCTCCATAAGGTATATGTTTAATAACCTGTACTGCTTTAAGATCAGCAGTTATACCTGCCTTACCATTATACTCCCACTCTCTCGCAGTGTACTTAACTGCAACTTCAGAGCCATTACCAATGAGAGAAGTAAATGGACGTTTCATACCATCAACAACCTTTGGTGGTTCAAACGTAGAGCCATCACGCTTGTTAACTTTTTGTTTTATAGTGATGAAATCACCTTTCTCATCATCTTTATTTTTAATCTTATCTCCCAGACCATCAGCCTTCAAAGTTTTCTTAGCTTTAGCTGAGAGATTACCTACATCTACAGACCATACAGGCTCATAGGTGGTGTTAGGTTGGGTTACCGAAGCCCAGAATGCGGTTCCTTGAATAATACTCATAGTATTATATATCCTTTCTAAATTAAATTAAATTACGTTAAGTTGTGGTTCATCGACAAGACGATAGCGAGTGTATGTAGAACCTTCAGGTGTACGTGCTGTTACAGTATCAATATCGTAGCCTCTTTGTCGAAGCCTTGCTATTGTAGCTGTAATATTTTCTGATAGGTTACGTTCAATCGCAGTCTTACGAGTTACACGATAACGCTTACGCAGTGCAGCTAGAACTTTATGTTCACTGGTACGTTGTTTTTTCATTATAGTCCTTTCACAAAATGTGATTTTATCTTAATATTTTCAGTATCGTTTATTGCGTTCTCTATGTCAACATATATTTTCCTTTCATTTTAATTTAATACAAAATAGCTACAACTATATGTTAAAGCTACAGTGATACAAAATATAAGTGCAACTTTCAAAATTTCTCTAATCATCTGTTTGGTTCCTCTCTATAATATGATAGTGATAATCTGTAAGTTCACTTCATTTACTTACAGAGTTATCACCTATCATTAATACAAATCTCATCACCATAAACAACTCGTAACAAAGCACAATCTTTCTGTGCAACAATTGAGATGCCGTGATCAGTTACAGATTTTTTTGTGGTGATGTATGACAGACCATCGAATGTCCATGACGCTATCTGATAATGTAGGGGTAACGTACATCCTGTAGTTAATATTATAAAAGTTACTAGTACTAATAAACTGGTGCAAAATATTATAATATCATTTATCAATGTGTCTGGCTCCAGTTTAAACCTATCTTAAAGTCACTATCTAAAGGACAACGAAGATTAAGTTGAGACTCCACTGTTTTGATAGCTTTCTTTGTACAGTCTGCAAATGTAGAAGCGTGATCATTTAGAACATCAAATTGATATTCATCATGTATAGATGCAACAAGTAGAACATCTAGTTTATTCTTATAAACTAACTTCATAATTTCTATGAGCCAGTACTTACAAACAATTGCACCCATGCCCTGTAACAAAAGATTTAAAGCTGCATGTTCAGATCGTACATTTAATAAACGATTATCTACGGCACGTACATACCCTGATTGTGCAGTTCGTTTTACATTATCAATAAGACGTTTAAGTTTAGGTGACTTTTTAAAGTACATCTCCAACATTTGTTGGCCTTCTGCTTTACCACCACCGATAATTTTTCCCATCTTAGCTGGCCCTGCACCATAGATTAATGCATAGATAAATGTCTTAGCTGCATCTCGTGATGGAAGTCCTGCCATCTTTTGATTTACAGTATGTATATCTCCATCTAATATTTCTTCAGTAAATGATTCATCATTCATATAATGAGCAAGACATCTTAACTCTAAACCTGAAGCATCTGATCCTACTAGGACACGATCTGATGATCTACGTTTAAATAATTCTCTACACTCCTCACCATAAGGTGAATAAGATGCAGGAGTTTGTGCAACATTAGGTGAGTTATGGGTCATACGATTAGTGTTTGCACCAAGAGTATTTACCTCGCCATGTATACACCCTGTATCATGATTGTAAGCTTTGATCCAATTATTAATTTGAGCTATACGTTTCTGTAACAGTAAGAATTTATATATAAGTTGGGCTTCAGGTAGCTTAACATTTTCAAGAACAACCTCATCTACAATGATGTTACCTTTATCTGTAAACTTACTAGGCTTCCATCCTTTGAATTGTAATTGCTTTGCAATTTGCTTACGGCTTCCTAGATTAAATTCAGGAAACTCAATTAAAGAAAACATACCTGATACATAAGCAGCATGATCACCTAACTTAGATAGACCAACAGTAGACATTGATCCATCTTTTTTAATGCGAGGAGTAACTACTCTAAGTAAAGTAGCTAATGGTTTCATAGTCTTATGAACTTCCTGTTCAACAGATCGTTTCTCTGATTCAAGAGATGCTACAAGCATATTAGCTTCTTGATAGTTAAAGCTAAAACCATTTTGTTTCTGTTGGTTTACTATATACCTGACTGTATGCTCCATACGAACAGCCTCATACGAATGTTTACTCATACGTTTCATAAGATAAATATATATTTTATGACATAGGTTTACATCTTGTACACAATACTCCAACATTTCTTCTGTGAAGAATTTGAAATCGTGAAACTCAATCTTAGGATACTTTGCCCTTACTCCCCACGATGAAAGTGAGTGTCCATTTTCTCTATCAGGTCTGTCCATTCTTGAGAGGATAAGCGTATCGGTGACTTGAGTAACTGGTATCGTTGTACCAATAAGTTTATTGAGGATGGGTGCATCGAAAGACAGGAAGTTATGACCAATCCAATGATCAACACCAGCAGCAAACTTATTAAAAGTATGTAGACTATCGCCATAGAATGAGTGTATTTCGTTTGTGTTAATATCTTTGCATACAATACAATGTATGATTGTTGCGTTTAGATCATCGGTTTCAATGTCACAGATTACCTGCATCATTAACTCCTTTATCTAGGGGTTTCGCCACCATAGAGTTTGTCATACTCGCTGTTGTAATCAAAGTCAACTTCAATATCAGGATCAATCTCTGTGAGCCTTCCTGTATCTTTATTAAACTGCAAAGCACAAGCAATACCATTATCACCAGCATATCTATTCTTGAGTACACGTACTCTTGTAGTGTTGGCTTCAATAGGATCATCAGCCTGTTGATTTCTTTCTAAGGCTACCACTGCATCACTCAGTTGAGCAATACTTTGACTACCTCTTAGGTGACCTAAAGATATTTCTTTACCATCTTCCGCACCTTTATCAGAAGAAGTTCTTCTTAGGTGGGATACTAATAGTAGTGCACAATTAGTTTCTTCAACGAGTGAACGTAACTTTGTCATAAGAAGATCAATACTTCTACGCTCATCACCTTCCTCTTGTCCACTGACAAGAATAGATAAATGATCTAAGAAAATAAATCTGCAGTCCATAGCTTTAATCATATAACGAACACGTTGTAATATCTCTTCATTACTAATTGATCCGAAGTGATCAAAGGCAAAGAACCT